TTGATCAACACGGCACACCCCTTGGCGGGTGGCGGCACTGCCGCAAACCGTGCGGCTTCAATGGCTGACTTGAACGAAACGTCTTTGGAAGACGCGCTGATCGATATCAGCACGTTTACTGATGACAAAGGTCTGACGATCTCTGTTCAAGCGACCAAGCTGGTTGTTCCACCTCAGTTGACGTTTGTTGCTGACCGCATCCTAAGCTCTACGCTTCGTAGCGGTACGGCTGACAACGACATCAACGCAATTCGCAACACGGGTGTATTGCCCGGTGGCTACACGGTCAATCACTACCTGACTGACCCTGATGCCTTCTTCCTGCTGACTAGCGTCACCGACGCTGGCGAAGGCTTGAAGATGTTCCAGCGTACTGCGATGGAAACCACGATGGAGCCAGACTTTACGACTGGTAACATCCGTTACAAGGCCCGTGAGCGTTACAGCTTCGGCTTTAGTGACTGGCGCGGCATCTACGGCTCACAAGGCGCGTAGATACCAAGCAAAAGAAAGGGGGCGTAAGCCCCCTTTTTTTGTGCCGTTAATTGAACTTTTTTTTGGTGAGTCGTTGGCATACACTGAGGATCTGAGATAAATCCAGCCCCGGCGACTGGCTCAGCAGACGTTACGAAGACTCTGGGGCGAATCCTTTCGTAAGAGGTAATACCATGTCACAGACAACATTTTCAGGCCCAGTTAGATCGCTGGGCGGCTTCATCACCGCAGGCGTAAATAGCAGCGTTAGTCTGTCCGCAGACACCACGCTGACCGTGGCTGCTCATGCTGGCAAGATCATTCTGCTGAATGACGCAGACGGCAAGTTTACTTTGCCATCAATTGTTTCCACCACCCCTACAGATCCCACGTCGCCTAACCAAGACAACAACATTGGTGCGTCTTTCTTTTTCTACATTGAAACCGCAGCCACTGATTTGGACATCCTCACCGATGGCACTGACAAGTTCAAAGGCGCAGCTATGGTTGCTGTAGATGACAGCACTAAAAAAGCTTTCTTCCCAGCCGCAGCAAATGACGTGATGACTTTCAACGGCTCAACCAAGGGCGGTTTGGTCGGCAGTGTCATTCAGGTAACGGCAATCGATGCTGCCAGCTACCTCGTTCATAACACTTTGTTGCTTGGTTCAGGAACGATTGTTACGCCTTTCGCTGACGCTTAATCCACAAAATAGGAGATAGGCAATGGCAGATGCAGTAACAAGCCAAACCATTCAGGACGGCGAGCGCAAAGCCGTCCTTAAATTCACTAATATCAGCGATGGTAGCGGTGAGTCTGCGGTAACAAAGATTGACGTAAGCGCGTTGACTGCGAACAGCGCAGGAAAAGCTTGCACAGAAGTGGCTGTCGCCAAGATTTGGTGGCAGTGCGTTGGCATGGGCGTTGAGTTGCTCAACGACGCTACTTCAGACACGTTGATCATTGGGCTTTCGCCTGACTCGAATGGCTTTCACGATTACTCAGACTTTTCTGGCATCCCTAACGACGCGGGAAGCGGAAAGACGGGTGACGTAAAGTTTACGACGATTGGCGCAAGCAGCAGCGACACCTATACTGTGATTGTTGAAGTGTTGAAGACTTACGGCTAATGGCTGACACAAGCGACGTTAAGAGAACCAAGTCGGGCAGGCTCGTCTACCGAGGCGAGTCTTTCCCCGGCTATAACAAGCAAAAAAGAACGCCCGGCGAAAACAAGAAGTTTGCGGTTCTAGCCAAAAAAGGCGATCAAGTAAAGATTGTGCGCTACGGTGACCCCAATATGGAGATCAAGCGCGACAGCCCAGAGCGTCGGCGCAACTTTCGCGCTCGCCACAACTGTGATGCGGTTCAAAAGAAGAAGGACGTATTCGCAGCTTCCTATTGGTCTTGCAAAAATTGGTGATTTGATATGACTGTAATGTTCATGACCGACGCTGGTCGTAAAACTGGTGATTCCAAAATTGACAGACTAGCGATGGAGTACGAAGACAAGTACGGCCAGCCTTTGACCGACGCCCAGATAGAAAGATTAGACCAGCTTTCCGGCTCTCCAGAATACGGTAATTATGGGCTTGACACGTCAGGATTTGCGTCTGACGCGCCCTTTGGGAGTCCTCAAAGGGAATCTGAGCTTAATGCGTACATGCAAAATTTGCAGGACGAGAGAAATGCAAAGCGAGCAAATTTTACACTGGAAAATTTAGGCATTTCACCCGATCAGACTAGTCCATTTACACAGCCCACAGCTCCCCAAGATCCGATGCAGGGCGGTATCGGCGGTTTACTTGAGGCGGTAGGGAAAATGGAGCAGATGCCACAGCCGCCAACCCAAAACCGTGGGCCGGTTCTTGGTCAAGGGCCGGGCAAGGGTCGCAGACCGATTTTTGAGGGTGGGCCAGTGCCTTTGCCGCCTCAAAAAAGCAGTCGTGGAATGGGTGATATACAAATCTCTCCGATAGAGCGAGGGCCAGACCCAAGGCTCATGGGCAACATGAGCTTTATGGAGTTCGCTGCGTTGCCAGTCGAAGAGCGCCTAAAAATGCGTCAAGAAGGTTTGAACACTATCGGAAACCGGGATGTTGGCTCACAACCCAAGCTGCCACCACAAATGCCAGACATGATGCAGCAGCTTCAAGAGGCGCTTAGGCAGAAGCAGATGGGTGGCGCTTCACCTCAACCGATGCCTACACCCCGTGGAGGCAGAGGTGGTTTTTTTGGCAAATTAAGAACCAAAATTGATCGCCTTAACCAGCAAATGGAGCAAAAGCAAGAAGCGCCCCCCATGCAACAAAGACGAAGACCCCGTGGAGGTTTGTTTTCTCAGTTAAGCAAGAGTATTCCGCAGGATAGAAGAGAACGCCTAGCCAGAAAAATCCCACAAGATCAAAGAGCAAGGCCAGTGGGCAGAAGCTTGCTGACAAAAGGCAGGGGTCGCCCAGACATGGAAGAGATTCGCAGACAAGTTATGCAAGGCATTGACGTGCGCGGGATTGGAATGTAATGGCTGAATCCAATGATCTACAGGCTGCGCTAGACGAGTACGGAGGCTCTGCTTCGCCATACTCGGCTCTCGATCAGTATTTGATGCAGCAGCCCGTGTACGACAGGGGGCCACGGGAAGCGCCAGTAGCGCCTACTATGCGAACCCTTGAAGCCAACATGCCTGACGTTGATGATCAGTTTGCCAGTCAATATGAAAAAATCATGGCAGAGCAAACAGCGGCAAACGAAGATGCCGAGGCTTCACGTCAAGCCGAGATCGACGGCCTGCGAGATTTATTGCGCCAAGATCTTGCGACCTCCGAAGAGGCGGCGCTTGGTCAGAGATCAGAGCTGACAAAAACACTAGAAGATCAGATAGAAAGTATGCGTCGAGGCGTTGACGCAGAGAATTTGGATTTACGCCAAGCTGGTTTGGATGAGAGAGCTGCGTTGGCGCAACAGATAGAAGAGGGCGACAGATTAGTGCGTCAAGCACAAGAAACTGCCGCAGGCTCTTTGCAGGATCGCATTGCCACTTTGTCTGGCGACTTGTCAGACATAACGGGCACGATTGACGCAAATTACGCTCAGCTTGATGAGGTTCAAAAGAACTCTGCTGACGCGACTCAAGGTGAAATAGATTCTCTTAATCAACAGCTTGAGAGCTTGTATACCGATGTGGAGTCCGGAAACGCTGCCCAGTCTGAAGCTATACAAAGCGAGACAGCCGACCTCGTTGCTGGCTTAGAGGCGCAGATAGGCGGTTTGACGGACAACCTTGGCGCGTTGCCACTAGAGTCAATTCAATCACAGCTTGCGGCGGTAAACGATCAAACTGCTCAGTTTCAACAGGCGGTGGATTCGGCTACTACCGAAAGAGCTGACTTAGCTTCTCGCATTGACGCTTTGCAATCCTCTGGCTTGACCCAAGATGACTTGAGCGGCTTGTCGCAAACCATCGCAGGGCAGCGTCAAACAGAGATATCATCCGCACTGAACCCAGTGCAGCAACAGATCGATGCGTTAAAGGGTCAAATGCCCGGTGAGGTTGACACCGAGGCGCTACGCAAACAGATCACCGATGACATAATGGCTCAGATGGCGAGCCAACAGCCGCCTGCAGCCACGACTACGCCAATCACGGTCGGTTCTGCTGAAGGGCAACAAGGTATCGTCGTTGAGCCAGAAATGGGTGCCTATGCTTTTGGCCCATCTGCATCTGAAGCTGGTGGATTCAACCCTTATGGTGGGGCTGGTTCTGACGCAAGGGATTATATGCAATATGATCGTGGCGATTACGCCAGAGGCACAGCTCCCAAACAAAATACGATGGTTCAGAGTCAAATGACTGGGCGGGTTGGTGACTTTATTCCAGATATGCGCGACATAATGCAAGTGGGCCAGTGAGGTATATGTAATGGCTAGTGATGTACCAAAGAACGTAGCGAACCCTTCTCTTTACAAGAAGGCGAAGGCAAAAGCCAAGGCCAAGTTTGACGTTTACCCAAGCGCATACGCCAACGGCTGGATGGTGCAGGAGTACAAGCGGATGGGCGGAACGTACAGAGGCAACACAGGCGGTGAGGTGACGCTCGATCCAAAGAAAAGCGATCTCAACAATGACGGCAAGCTTAGCGGTTACGAGCGCAAGCGTGGCACCGCAATAGCCAAAAGCATGGCAAAGAACATGAACGGGGGCGGAACTGTGATGGTTCAGGGCCGTGGTTGTGGTGCTATCATGCCAAGCAAGCAAAAGAAAACGAGAGTACCCCGTGGGTAAGCCACAAGGCGGACTCAAAAAATGGTTTGGCAAGGGTAAAGGTGGCAACTGGGTTGACATCTCAGCGCCAAAAAAAGGCGGTGGCTTTGAAAAGTGTGGTCGCAGTAGCGCCAGCGATTCTGATCGCGGTTACCCTAAGTGCGTACCCGCAGAAAAAGCTGCGAGCATGAGCAAGAAGCAGATCGCTTCAGCGGTTAGCCGCAAGCGGTCAAAGAAACAGGGTGTTGGTGGCAAGCCTACCAATGTCGCAACTTTCGCTAAAGACGGAGGCGAGATCATGAAGAGCAAGATGGGTACGAAAGGCGGCGCAATGGGCGGCAAGAAAAAGATGATGATGCCCGGCGGTATGAAGAAGGGCGGGTCAGCCATGAAAGCCAAAGGTATGGCTAAAGGCGGCGCTATGAAGACCAAGGGCTACGCAAAAGGCGGTGCCATGAAAGCCAAGGGTATGGCTAAAGGCGGAGCAGCTAAGGGCGGCATGAGAAAGCCCTCTAGCAAGAACAGTGGTCTATATGGCCGCAGCTAGTGGCCTATCTTCAAAGCAATATCCCACACTTCAAGGCGTGGGTTAGAAGAGAGTACACAGTCAATCATGAGCGATACCACGGCGAGTTTTTACACGCTATGGTTATCGCCGTGACTACAATGCCGACAAGGTGCTTGAGCTTTCAGGTCATATTTACGGGCGCTGAGACTTACGACGATGACGAAGAACCAAACGTACATGGCGGGGCTATGTGGGCGAGAATGCCAATTACGGCGCTGGTTGCCGACACGCCCTTTGATGAGTGGCCTGAACCGATGCCTGTTTGGGCGGCGCAGCCTTGGGACTGTTCTTCTCATAACCACTCTGTTTATGTCTTAGATCGCGCAACACCGTGCCCTTGGCTTGCCAAGATTGATGGCGAGTTCTATCCCGCGAAGTATTATTTCACTGTTGATTACACCGAGAATGAAATAGCGGATGATCCAGCGCAGCACAAGCAGAGCCATGTTATGGAGCTTTTAGATGCTGGCAAGTGGACGGGGAATATCGTGGCTTTGCCTAATAATCGAGTGAGAGTGACACACCCAGCGTGGTTTGAGACGGGCGAAGGCGCTCCAGACTTCAGACCAAGCCAGCATATCCATTACAGCAAAAGCGATTTAGACTACACTCTTGACGTAAATCAGGTTTTCGACAACCTATACGCAGGTAAAAAAGATGGCGGTAAGCGGAAGTAAAGACTTTGAGTTAGACGTAGCCGACTACGTTGAAGAGGCGTTTGAGCGTTGTGGCTTAGAGCTTCGCACGGGCTACGACCTCAAGACGGCTAATCGATCTTTGAACCTGATGCTTGCGGAGTGGGCTAACCGTGGTCTGAACCAGTGGACGATCAACCAGAAAGTGTTGTCGATGGTCAAAGACACCACCTCTTACACGATTGATGCAACCACACCGACTGCAACGATTGACGTGCTGGACGTGTTTATTCGTGAGACCTTGGGCGGCGTATCAACAGACGTGCCGCTCACTCGCATGTCTCGCTCCGAGTATGCCAACCTGTCCACCAAGACAAGCACTGGCAAGCCTAATCAATACCTAATCGACAAGCAGATCAGCCCAACCATCACGGTTTGGCCTGCGCCAGACCAAAGCTCAAAGTACGACTTGTACCTAAACGTGCTAAGTCGCATGGATGACGCTGATGCTGGGGCAAACACCTTGCAGATACCGTTTCGGTTTTACCCGTGCTTGGCCGCTGGCCTTGCCTACTACTTGGCGTTAAAGCGAGCGCCTGAGAAGGTCGGTATGCTCAAGCAGCTTTACGAAGAAGAGTTTGAGAGGGCGCTGAGCCAAGACCAAGATCGAGTATCGTTCAGGGTTGCTCCTGACTTGCGCGGGTATAATTTAGGCTAATGGCTTACGCATCGAACAAACGCGCTTACGGCATTTGCGATATCACAGGCTTTCGCTATCGCCTGCGTGACATGAAGATGACTTGGGACGGCTTGCTGGTAGGCCCAGACCAGTGGTCGCCAAAGCACCCACAGCTTATGCCACGACCAACACCGATTGATCCGCAGGCGTTGCAGATTACTCGGCCAGATCAAGCTGCCAACGGGAACGACAACAATTTTTTTACCGTCTACACTAATGTTGGAAATGGTAAATTGGGCACAACTTTGCAAACTTTTGGAATAACCTGTAGTGTTGGCACCGTGGAGGTAACAACGTCATGAGCTTCACATTGGCAACGCTAAAATCGACTGTGCAAGATTACTTGCAGGTCAATGAGACTACGTTCAACAACAACCTGAACACGTTTATTAAGGAAGCTGAGAGCCGCATATTTAAGTTGGTGCAGCTACCAGAGCAACGAAAGAACGTGCAGGGTACGTTGACAGCAAGCAACCGCTTTTTGGCAACACCAAGCGATTTCTTTGCGCCGTTCTCATTGGCGGTTATTGATAGCAACAACAAGTACCACTATCTGGATTTCAAGCATCCATCATTCATTAAGGAATACAGCCCTACCACCACAACAACTGGCAGGCCAAAGTATTACTCAATGTTTGATGAGACGGCATTTGAGCTGTCGCCTGTGCCAGATTCTGGTTATACCGCAGAGTTGCACTACCTGTTTAAGCCAGCGTCTTTGACGGCTGGCGGTGATTCAGGTACGACAATTCTGTCAACGGATCACCCTGATCCCTTGCTTTACGGCACCTTAGTTGAGGCTGCTGTGTTCTTAAAAGAAGCTCCTGACGTGATAGCCAACTTCGAGGCTCGGTTCAAGGAAGGCGTCTCTCGGATGAAGAATCTGAGCGAAGGCCGTGGAACCAGAGACGAGTATCGATATGACTTATTGCGTACAGGGGTAACCTAATTGGAACCAATCAAAGAGCTTGAAGGCAAGAAAATAGCAATTATCGGTCTGGGAGCCTCTCAGATCGATTATGTAATCGGAAAAGAAAACAGCGTTGAATGGGACGAGGTTTGGTTGATTAACTCAGCCTTGTCGGTTTTTGACTGTGATCGCGTTTTTATGCTCGATCCTGCCAGCCGTTTCCTTGATACCGAAAACGCAGGCAATCAAACCGAGGTGATGCGTAAGCTTTTGCCCACGTTTGACAAACCGATTTATAGCTGCGAGCTAGATGAGCGCGTACCAGCGTTGGTTGAATACCCTCTT